CTCATCCCATGGAATCATCGTCATCATGTCTTCATACGACGGTGCTGTGTCGGGTGTGAACCCTGCTGAAACTTCCGCTATCAGTTCATCTATGACTTGATTGTAGAAGTGGTCAGGTACACCGCTGGCACGTTTGTATGAGCCAACTGGACCCTTTGCTGGCATGACTTTTTCAAGAATGTCACCGTCGGTGCTGACGTAGTATCGAGTGGTGTTCTGTATCTGTTCACCGCCCCATTCAAGACGTGATGACCGTGGTACTTTGGCGCGCAGCATGAAATCCATGACATCATTGTGACGTTCAATGAAAGACCGTACATCCTCACCGTGAAGCAATGCTGCTTCAGCCGCCTTGGGTACAATCAATGCTGAGTGGTTCTGGTGCCAACCTAATTCATATTCATAAGCACCCTTACGCTTCACCTTACCATCAGTGTATTCACCGATGTAGTTATTCACGTCACGAATAAACATGCGGTTGTATTCAACATCTTCTAATGTGAGTTTTGTTAAGTCCTGCCACCATTGGCACACTGAATGAACCCAGTCCTTCATCCATCGTGGGTAACGGATAGTCAGACCATCGGTGTTGATCTGGACCATTTCAACCTGTTCAGCGTCCATCAGTTTTTCAGCCAGCATACACAACAACAACTGACCATTGATTGTGATACTCATGGTGAACTTAGGGTCATAGAAAGGACTGTACTGACTATTGCTGTCACCATATACACCATTCAATGCCAGCTTCAGCATAGCGTTTTCTGCTGTACCTTTTGCGTAACCTTTACGTTGGTTGAAAATATCTTCATAGATTTCACAGAATGAATGGAACCATGGATACCACCGGTGCCAAAGTCGAATTGGAAACCGCGTATGGTACAACTGATGTCTTTGAATACACCTTTGGTTTCTGTGATTCGTTGCGACTGTAGCCAGTTCAGAATACGTTGAAACTCAGGATGATCAAACTGAACGTAAGGCAGGATTACGTCAGCTAAATCAATGAACTCACGCGGTGTCTGTTGAATGTGACGCTTACCGTCGATGTATTTGAAGCAGCAACCTGGCGTATGTTCTTCAAGTCGCATGATAAAGAAGTCTTTACCTATTTTGGTATCATTATGGTTCATGAAGTTTTTATCGTACTTCATGGTCAACTGTTCACGGAACGCCAGTTGTTCTTTCGACTCACGGTAGAAATCAGTGGTCGCTTTTATATCGTGCTTCATGTAGTCAGCCAGCACTTGCACTTGATCATAGGATAAACGTAAACCGACATCAAAGGGTAAGTCTTCAATGTTGGACATACGCATATTAAATTCCAACACCTTCAATGATGTTGAACGCGCTTGGTTGTCAAAGTGATGGACTTTAAATAAGTCAATTTGTGGAATAACCCAATCAGACTCCCACACCATGTTAGCGAATCGTGCGTGATGCGGTGCGTTAATAATTGACATTGCTTTATTGTAGATTTCTACAAAGCCAATAGCGGCACGATGGTTTTTCAAGATCATGTGAATAACAGGATAGTCGAAACCGATGTTATTAAAACCGACCAATCTACACTTCTGACGCACAGCAATGTCAATGAATAGAATGAGACTTGTCAGGTCGTTTCTGTATTCACTGATTTCAAAGTACCAGTATTGACCTGTGACGGTGTGCTCAAGACCGATGCAAAAACAGTTGGGGTATGTCTCAATATCGTAGACCAGATCACCATGGGACAAGTTGAAAATAAAATCAGGTGGTTGTAGTAACATAAAATCATTCCATAAAAAAGACCCACTGGTGTTGTGGGTCATGTGGTGGGTTTAGTCGAGTTTACCAACGGCAACCCAATCTTGTGACATCATATCAGCTTGCGTTGGCGTCCAACCGACAACCATTGTATCACCGTATTTACTATCAAAGTGTGGATTGATATTAATGTCTGATGTGATACCGGCGCGACTATAAGGCGTGCCAGCAACAGGACGTACCGATTCTGTACCTGGAACATAAATCACATAATGGTCATCTGAAAGGTTCCATTCCAAACGTGCAACTTTGAAACCCTGCATCATCATTTCAATAGCGTGACCGAAACTAACACCGGTGTTCACATTTTTATATGCGTTTTCAAATTGCTCTTTCGGTGACCATGAAATGTAACCTTGATGGTCAGGGTGATTAGGTTCGCCGCCATCGAGATATTCAACTAAGTAACCTTCGTCAGAACCATCTTCATCAGCAGGTAATAGCCAACCACGATATGTATTATAATGACTACGATTCATTGGTTTGGCTTTGATTACTTTCGTACCGATGAATAAACCATTAAACTCAGATAAACTCATGAATCACCTTCCTGTTTATCAAGACGCTTTTGAGCGTGATCATTGTTGAACTCACCGTCAGGGTAACGACCTGCCAATTTATCAGCGTTGGCAAATAGCACTTCTTCACGACCGATATTCAATGCAGAACGGATTGCTTCAAGTGCAAATTCAATGTCACCAAGTTCTTCAATGACATTCATCATGTCCAACTCTTTACCGTAGATAGTGTGCTTTTTGATAGCATCCACAAGTTCGCCAGACTCGCCAGCTAATAACATGGCCATGTGGTTCAAGTGTGCTTCAAGCGGTGTCGTTTCTTCAATGATTTCTTCACCGGGTTTGATTAAAGCAGCGACCATTTCACTATAGGCTTTGTTATTCTGATCGGTGCTGTGTAGCTTTTCTTCTGAAGACATAGGGGTATACCTGTTGTTAGAAATGGAAAAGCGCACCATGGTTCGATGCGCTTTTATGGATGTTAGAATGAAGTCCGTACTGCTAGACCTTCTTGAATCAGCAGTTCATCCGTCCAACCTGGTGTCTGCATGTATTGTTCATACGTTACACCGTTGGCTTTTTCTGTCATCGTCAATGCAGGTGCAGCAGGTGCAGCAGGTGCAGCAGGTGCAGCAGGTGCAGCAGGTGCAGCAGGTGCAGCAGGTGCAGCAGGTGCCGCAGGTGCAGTAGGTGCAGCAGCAGCAGCAACAACAGCAGGAGCAGCAGGAGGAGCAGCAGGAGCAGCAGGAGCAGCGCCGCCTACAACATCACCGAACATCTGTTCCACTGATGGGCGGTTATCAAGGCGTCCCAATGGACCTTCATTACCGGTGATCATCACACCGTTGAGACCAGCACTGACACCTTTATTCACTGGCTTATTGTAAGTGAATGTATTGATCATCACCCATGCTTCACAACCTGGATACACTGTTGCAGGGTCCATCACAGGTTGAAGATCGGGACCAACCACATGCGGTTTTTGATCTTCTTTAGCTGACGCTTTGACAATGTGATAACCGACAAAATCCGCAGATGGTTCACAGAACAGTTTACCGGTTGCAGGAAAGCCGCTTGGAAAACCGTTTTGCTTTTCCTGTTCCTGAAGTTGCAAAATTTGTTGCAACTGTGGGTCAGAGTCAGCAATTAATACAGTGGTGCTGAATTTACGTTCCGCGCCTTCCTCAATCGCACGTGCTTGGAACAAGTGCGGAAAAGACAACAGACCTTTGATTTTTAACTGTGCCATAATTGACGTCCTCTATGTTTAGAAGAATGAGATTTCTTCAGTTTGGGTTTCGGGTTTAGGTTCTTCAAAAACCGATGGTGCTGATTCTATCACATGCGTATTACTTTGTGCAACATTATCAGACGATTTATTTTCAGAAACGTCTTTGAACATTTCTTCAGCAGACATTTCATCACCGTGGGCAACTTTAGTCGGTTTCAGTTTACCAGCTTTGAACGTGATGAATTTATCCTCAAGCTTTTTCTTTTGGTCATCAGTCAGCTTGTCTGATTTCAGCATTTGAGCAGGTGATAACAATTTAGCAGGATAAATATCATCTTTTTTCATGCGACGACTTTTCAGTGCTTTTGCAATTTCTTCTTCGTCAGCATTCCACACCTTAGAACCACGACCAGGTTTCATTGTATAACCTGGAACCTGCTGACCTGATTCAAGGCGTTCAGCAATTTCATCTTCAACACGGTCAAAAATTGCAATCAATGAAGCACGTGCGTCTGCAAGTTGTGATAATTTTTCAGACGGTAATGACTTCATGTCGGTTAGTTGACCATTAATCAATTCAAACAAGCTTTGATCACTTGCTATCAATTCGTTGCTACTCATTTCACTCACCACTTGTAAGCTTTGTTGACTTTCAGCGGTACAATGACCGCCCCGTTTCGGATTCGCCTTGCACCATTGGCAATGTTTACCTGGTATCACTGGTGCGTTAGGGTCATCGGTGGCTTCAGCCGCTTTAGCTAGTCGGTCCATTTCAGACATCAGCGTCGATGGTTGCAGGTCTTCGTATCGAACTGTTGGATTAGTTCTAGGTTGTACAACTGACAACCGACAGCCTTCAACACGGTCAACACTGTAGGGTTCCATCCACTGACGCGGTAATTTCATTGAAAGGTAGTCCTTCATTTTACCACCGCAATATGAAACCAACTGGCTGTTGTACGTGTTGTCTTTGTTCTTGACACTGACCCAACCGCGTCCATCTTTATAGTCACACGTTTCAATAAAGATTAGGTTATCACCATCGGTGACAAGAATGGTGATGTCTACTGTACCCCACCAGTCGTCACGACCATACGCTTCACCTGGGTTCGATTTACCTTCAGCGTAAATGCTGACCTTATGTTGTGGGTACTTTTCTGACAGTTCATTGTAACGACGTGCAACGTAATCAAGACATTCTTGAACACGATCACAACGATCAAGGTGAATCATCCATCCGTTAGGACAGTCTTCATGATTTTCACCGATGATGTGTCCTTCATAGTCCTCAGCACGCACGCCGTTGACTAAGCAGAGTTCAAGTAATAAATGACTACCTGTACCGTCAATAGCAGCGGCACCGGCTATGTCTTCATAACCATTTTCCTCACGTACCGAACCAGGGCAGTAAACCCATCGGTGGTTCGACGGTCCTAAACGTGCGTGTGCTTCAGACATAATGACCCCTTACTTAGTCTTAACTGCTTCGACAACTTGACTGTATTTCTCAGGTTCAAGCTCACCGATTGCTTTCACACCGAAGCTTTGCAGCACTTCGTCAATCGGGTCACGTGAACCAAGACGATTGTATTCAGCGACCAATGCTGCATTGAGTTCTTCAGCAGACATTGGTGCTGCCGCAGGTTGAGCAGGTGCTGCCGCAGGTTGAGCAGGTGCTGCCGCAGGTTGATCAGGTGCTGCCGCTTCAGTTTCACCGTTACCACCTGTGCGTTGTTCTGTATTCGCTGCGATTTTCTCAAGTGCGTCAGCGATGCGTTTCAGGTTGTTTTCAATACTCATAGGTATAGTCCTTTTTCAGTTTCAGTGGGTTCAATCTTTAAACGACCGTCAATGAAGGCATCTACCATCATGGTCATCATTTCAGATTCAGTTTTGTTGTGTTCAGTACAACGCTTTTTGAATTTCCGTTTCGTGCGGTCTGTTACACGTGCAGAAATTAAATTTGTCTTCATTACTTTTGACATATTTTTCACTCCGTTTGCAAGACTTAATTATAATAGCATGTGAAACGCTGTCAATACAATGTTTGACTTATATTAAAATAATTTTTATGATACCGTCAACCTTAAAAGAGGACAGTCACTATGATCTGCCAAGCGAAAAGAATCAACGATGAAGTTCAATGCCACCGTTGTCGTACCGCGTGGTCGATCAATGATGAACGACCAGATTGTCTAACTGTCGAACAATACAACAAAAGACTAGGTAAAGAGACTTTAGAACATTTGAAAAATCTTATGTTAGACTCAACTGCTCAGTCGCAAGCGGGGAATAAAGCGAGATAATATGGACCATCAGATAAACAATAATCAATTTTTAGAAGCATTATTTGGACAAGACGCGTCGTGGGTGCATGTCACAGATTTCGCTTATGACCCTGCTGATATACCAAAAGAACGTCACTTGGCTGCATGGGCCGGTGACTACTTCAGTCGGTATCACATGAACCATGGGACCAACCAATATTTCACCATCAGTTGTTTCTATGCGGATGAACACGGTAAAGCACGTCGCCGTAAGGCATTGTATCGACATACACCGGTGGTTGTGCTGGATGACGTAAAGGAAAAACTGTCACTGGAACAGGTGTACAAGCTGCCTTCACCGTCGTGGATTCTTGAAACGTCGCCAGGTTCGGAACAATGGGGGTATATTCTCACTGAACCATGTGAAAATCGGTCACGTGTGGAAAATTTGCTGGATGGTTTGGTGGCAAACGGATTGGCGCCAGAAGGAAAAGACCCTGGTATGAAAGGTGTCACGCGATACGTCCGACTGCCTGAAGGTTACAACACTAAGAAGAAAAAGATGATCAACGGTCAACCGTTCAAGTGTCGTATCACCCACTGGCAACCGTTTAACAGAGTATCCATTGAAGCATTAGCCGAACCGTTTGCCGTGAACCTTGACGCAGTACGTCGTGAAGCACGTGTCGATGGTGCCGCTGCTGTTGATGATCACCCGTTGCTTCAGATACCCGACATTATTCACGTGAAAGAAGTACGTTCTGATGGTCGATTTGATATTACTTGCCCGTGGGTGAACGAGCATACGGGTGCTGATGATTCAGGCTCCGGTATTTTCACCAATGCTGACAACACCATCGGTTTTAAATGTCACCATGGGGCATGTCAGCACAGAACCGGTGCCCACCTGCTTCAGTATATTGAAGAAATGTCGCCAGGCTTCGGTGCGAAGTTCAACGCTTACAAAATGCAAAAAGCCTTTGGCATCGGTGAAACGTCAGTTGTTTCAGAAAGTAACAGAGAATTACCTGACTTCACACAACCAGTAACAAACAATGTACCTGACTTCACACATCCAGTAGCAAACGATGTGCCTGACTTCACACAACCAGTAACAAACAATGTACCTGACTTCTTAGGTGTTACTTCTACGGACAGTCAGCAATCGCCAGAACCCGCGCCACCGACGCAACCTATCCAGACTGGTCAGACTGACCAGACAGCAGACCCGTCAACTATCTTGAATCAGGTGTTAGGTGAAATTCGACGTCACCCGCCTTCATCCACTGAAGCGCGTCAGTTGAGTGCTAAGTTTTTAGAACAAGTTGACCAATTATCAACCATTGACAAAGTCCACTGGCACAATGAGATTCGTGATGTCATGCGGTGGTCTAAGCCTGAACTGAATGACATTATTAAAGACCTTCGTGAAACATGGTATGAAAATTCAAAGTCTGAAGTCAGCTTCTTTGATGATGTGGTGTACGTAGCTGAACTGAATCAGTTTTATGATTGTAGTAAAAACATTTTCTATAGTTCTGAAGCGTATCAGAACACCTATTCTCACTTAGACCCTGAAGCACGTAAAGAAGCGTTACAAGGCGGCCGCGTGATGAAGGTAGACCGCTTAGACTACGCACCAAAGCTACCATCAGTGTTTAAAGAAAACGGTGTGACGTATGCTAATACATGGACAGAAAAGAACATGGAGCACGGCACTCCTGGTGACATTACACCTTGGTACAATCATTTCGATGTATTAGGTTGGGGTGAATACCGTGACCACATGATGAAATGGATGGCGTACACCATTCGTCATCCTGATGTGAAGATCAATCACATGATGATTTTAGGTTCCGGTGAAGGTTGCGGTAAAGACTGGCTACTGACACCGCTGATTGAAGCCATGGGTCATCACAGTCTAACCATTAGCGGTGAAGAACTGACATCGGATTTCAATGATTACTTGATGTCAGTGAAGCACTTGCATGTTAATGAGACTGAGTTAGGTGATCGTCGTGAAGCGATGCAAGTTTCGGCTAAACTGAAGCCGATTGCCACGGCGCCGCCTGATAAACTGCGCGTCAACCAAAAAGGCATCAAGCCTATTCAGATTCGTAATATCGTCAACGGCACCATGACCACCAATAGCCAGCAGCCTATCCGTCTGAACGGTCCGTCACGTCGTTTTCTTGCATTATGGTCTGATCTGAATGTCCGTGATTCTAACGACAACATGAAACCTGAATGGCGTCGATACTGGAATGAATGTTGGCATTGGATGAAGAACGGTGGTGCTGAAGCTGTCATCTACTATCTTTATAATGTCGTGGACTTAACCGACTTTAATCCGCATGAGGCACCACCGGTTACTGACTTCCTACGTGAGATTCGTGAGTCATCGAAAACATCAGCAGAACAAACCATTGAAGCATTTATCCGCGATGGTGTGGGATCGTTTCATGCTGACCTGATGACTGCTAATGAAATTAGTAATACGTTGCGTGCTGGCACGCTGGTGGCTCCGCATTTGATGTATGCTCAAGAGCATATATTTACACCGGTAGCGTGCGGTCGAATACTGAAAACGCTGTCACAATGCGTCCAGCTTCGTGCTACACGGAAAAGCAGTACGCATCGTATCTGGGCAATTCGTAACCGCGAACACTATGAAGCGATGACGCCTGGTCAAGTGTATGATGAATACGAGCGCCAGATGCAAACCGCTAAACAACAGTCACAGTTGAAGGCGATTGAACATGCATCATGACAAGCTTGATTCATTGTATCGTGCCGGTTTCGACCGGCTGACTGTACGTAATTTGTTAGTGTTAGAGTTGGCTGGTAGATCGGAAGGAATCACGATCAATGAACTGGCAGAACGTCTTAATGTGTCGTATGGTGCGGCTAAACGCGCTATTGGTGTAGTAAGACGTTCACCCGTGCGTGCTATTGAACATGATGGATTCAGAAGAAATGAAAGGTTTATTAATAAAGCCGGTCACATCGCCCACACGCAAAAGCATGAAGAATATGTGTACCGACTTACTTATCAATTTAAACAGATTCTAGGTTGAAAGTAGGGGATTCACTTTTAAGTCGTTTTTTGCGGTTCTTTTGAGACTCCATTGTATTCAACCATGTGATAAAATGCGTTACTTCATGAAGCAGGTCAGACTCAGTGCCGCCATTGTTATCAATAATATAATCAGCCACGCTAACAGGAATAGTGAAGCTGTTTAAAGATTCCAGTTTACACCGATGTGATGCGTCAACCCAAAGCACATAATCAAACAGATTTTGTTTCTGGCACGCTCTGAACTCATCATTATGACGCAGGCCGCAATAAATACTGTTTTCCTTCAGTATTTCACGTGTCAATCGCGTCAGATCAGGTGTGTTGTACTCATGAATCAACTGATACCATTCTTGACGATGATTGTCACGATCATTGAAGCATTCTTCAGGTGATGTGTAACCGTGCTTATTCTTCAACACTGGGTAAACAACACGTTCATTAATAAACTCGCTGCTACTGGTGAACGTGAATCCGTAAGCTTCTAACAAGTTACAGACAGAATCTTTACCGTGTCGTTTATGCCCGATCACCAGTAGTTTTAATTCCGTTCCCAACCGCATATCCGTTCCCCTTTTTCATTGTGTTCATAGATACGACGCATCGTACCTGGCGTCAGTTCATCATCCTTGCTGATGTAAATAGGCTTTGCCCATGTGCATTCAGTCACGTGTCCACTTGTCGCGCATCCTGCCCCTAATAAACTGATCAGACTCAGCATTAACACGGCGTTCAGTTTCATCACTTACCTTCTTCACTTTTTCAGTGTTGCGTTTTTGTTTAAGTTGTTCTGCTTTTTCACCGGCTGACTCACCTTTACGGTAAACTCCGAACAATGTCAGAACAACCGCCAGCACAACTAAGCCGATGATTTTAAGATTGTCTAGCATTATCGCACCTCTTTTATTTTATCGTCGATACGCGCCCATACAGTGATGCCAGTAGCGATTAAGGTTAGACCTAGCATAACGTACTTCAGTTCATCCATGTACGGTGTCAGCGGTGTTAGCATGTCTTGAGCGCCTTCTACCATTTCAAGAATGACTGTTGACGATACTGCCGCACCTGAAGCTGCTGCTGCTTTGACTGTGCGTGATTTCTTCAGTGATTTGCACGGTACGTCGATGCCAGCCAACCGCAAACCTTGATCAATAGTAGCGTCATCGTAAGGTTGTGACCCGTTCTCAAAGTAGATGATAGACTCTACAATCGCCTTCATGGTGCTGTAGTCGTATACGTCGATCTTACCCACCGTGGACATACCGACTTGCTGTGCCACGTATTGTGAATACTTCTCTGTAGGGTTTTCAAACGGTGGCGCCCAGCGATGGATGATCTCATCAATACTGTCGATGGCTGAACCGTTGTATGATGTGCGCTTGTCTTGATAGGTAATCAGGATACGAGCGATTGCACGAATGCCCCATTTAGGGTGTGCAAATTGGATGAAACGATCATGGGTCTGTTCTTCAGCCATACCCTGCCAACGTGTAGCAGTGAGTTCAATGTTACCTGGGTTGTTGTTTCGTATGCCTAGTGATGTCATGTTTCACCGCCTTAAATGCAAAAAGGCCGCTTCTAGCGACCTGCGATTGTACTTGGTGTATTGTTTTGCTCAATGTGATCAGCTAAACCACTGAAGCCGATTACGATAGATGTTCCGACTAGAAACCTAGATTACCGCTGTGTCGGTATTAGTTTTACTCCAGACCATACACCGCTATACCCCTTAAAAAGTCACGTCCTTGTGAGCAAGCCACTAGCGTCAACGGGGATTATGACGCTAGTTTCAAAGTTAAACTTTGTCAAACGGATTGTCAACCAAGTACAAAGTGATGCCATTGAAGAATGTGGATTTATACAGAACCGCATTCCCTAATTCTTGCGTCACTTGCATCGGTGCGCCGCCCTCAGTCACATCAAACCGTACTTCTTCTACAATGCTGACATGAGTGGGGTTTACTGTGTACTGAATCAAGTCGATAATTTCTTTATCCGCTTCAACGTCTGCAAGTTGACTAGAAACAAGACCATACATGGATTGACGCTGACCCTCACGCATTGCTTTCAGTTTACGTTCCAGTTCTTCTTTTTCAGCGGTGTTCTGCTGCTGCTGTTGTAGTTGTTGAAATTCATCAGTCATTATATCACCTTTTTCATCCCAGGTTTAACCAGTGACACCCATTGCTCAAATACATCATTCGCTTCAGCGTTGGTGACGTCGTGGAAGGTGTCAGGTTGGTTGATTTCAAGTTCATCATTGATGTCGCTGACCCATGATGCAATTTTGCCTTTCATATATGTCTTCAATGTAGATGGTGCTAGATTGCTGGTGGTTTCATACGCTTCATCGAGATATTCAAACAGTTCAGCACGTTCACTGTCTGTCATTTCTAAAATGCTGCGTGATTGTGTTTCTGTGTCATCAATCATTCTGATCACCGCCGATTTTAATACCTGTATTTATAGGGTAATTCGTAAAGATACTATTGTTTCTAAAGACACGTTCAGGGTTTAGAGGGTATTGACTTTCAAAATAAATTACATAATCCACATCAACACATGGTTTAAATAAACAATCTTGAATTAAACAATGCTCCATTGAGGGGTCTAATCGAGTTATTTTTAAAAAATATTCATGTTTATTTTCAAAACTGTTGGATGGTTTCAATACGAATAAACAAGAATTTATCTCATCTACTTCTGTCCAAAATTCTGAAAAACATATAGGACGATGAAAGGTGAAAACTTCATTGGACACGATTGGACCCAATGACCGCAAGCGTTTCATCTCCTTTTCATCATGTCTTCGTGAAAACCAGTCTTGCACTGGTGCGATGATCTTTTTAAAATATTTCATTTTATACCCCGTATATTTGATTCAATTTCAGACGCCATTCTGATGACAAAATGTAGCCTGTACCATGTTTATACTTCTGCGTGGGTTTAATGATAGATTCAGCTTGAAGCTTGGTTACTATTGCAACTGGTTTACGGATGCCACCTAGTTTGCCGATCTCATGGGTTGTCAGTTCACCCAGTTCATACAGTAACATCATGACGGTTATCTGTGCAGTCGTTATCAAGCGGCCTTCTATTTTAATATGCTTCAACGACACGACTGCTTCAGCCGGTGTTGCTTTCATTCTACACCCCGTTTCTTCATCTGGACTTCCAGCATAGCCTTCGTGTAATACATTGTCAAACTGGGTTTATCTTTGAACATCATCATCGCCATTAATGGGTCCACGTCGATCATGGTCATGTAGCGTCGGTGATTCTGCATAATGGTGTGGAGCTTCCCAGGTTCAGCAATCATCATGTAAGCGACCTTACGCGGGTCCATGGTGATACCCATACCTTTAAGCAATCGCCACATTAGACGATGTTCACGTGACACTGTAGTGTGATTCACGGTGATTTTAGTTAGTGACTGCATAGCTGTATTCCTTACATTTTATCAATGGATATTCAGTACCAGATTCAATGATACTGTATTCTGCAAATTGACATCCCTGTGGAAGCTCACCGTATGTGATCAGATTGAAGTGGGTCATCATTGTAAACTTGATTGCCAACAAGATGATCAGCACGACGACGGACTTCCACGGAATCATGATTAATACCCCACATCTTCTTTGTAATTGTCAGGAAC